TTGTCAATCTATTTGATTGTAACATTATTTGTGCTGTCCATTTAGTCTCTTTCATAATTAACCCTCAACCAAAGACTTACTAGACATATAAGAGAACCCACCTTTCTTAGTAAATTCTATCACAGTATTGAACTTATCTAACATATCAATCTTATGAGAAATCACAAAGACATTTGAATCTGCAATAACATATCTAATAATCTTATTGAATTCTTCTGTACCTACACTATCTAGTGATGAATCAAACACCTCATCAAGTATAAGAAGATTTGTATTTGCAGAATTTTTAAACCTAGCAACCTCTCTCCAAGCGAAAAGAAGTGCTAGGTCAATACGCATTTTCTCACCCTCTGAAAAAGATGAGTATGTAAATTTATCATGAACTGGACTCTGAACAGTTTCAGTAAACTCTTCATCCAATTTAAAATTGATATAGAAATCCATCATCTGCAAGTAACGATTGACTTGCTGATTAATGAGTGGTAAATATTTCTTGATGATCTTAGACTTCACTCCACCATCTCTAAGAAGAGAGAATGCAAAGTCTTGGTATTTTATATCTTCTTTTTTCTCTACGAGTTCATCAAATACTTGTTGAAGATCATCCTCGAATCTTTTTAGTTTCTCATGTTCAGAATTTCTACCTTGAAGTTGTTTGGTAAGAGTTTGAATTTCTTGTTGTAAATCTCCTGTCTGTCTCTGGTATCCAGTAATGCGAACATTGTTCTGAGAAATGCCATGTGATAGATTCGTAATCTCCTTGGAAAGTGTGAGAAAAAGACGCTCTCTCTCTGTTTCTTCTTTTATCGACTCCTCAAGCTTCGTATAGCCGTCTCTGAGTTCCTTTGCCTTATTTTGAGCGTCTTCGATTTTATTTAGACGAAAGTTTTCTTCAATAGGTTGGGTGCATGTAGGACATGTGACATTATCGTTAAAGAACTTATGTTCCTTTGTAATAACAGATACTTTCTCAGTTAACTTAACCTTTAATTTTTCTAGTGTCTTCAACCGTTTTGGAGATTCATTTACCTCTAATAATTGTTTGTTTTTTGTAACAATTTGGTCTTCGATTTCTATATTTTCATTAAGTAATTTGTCAACTTCTAGATTAATTTTTGTAATTTTTCCTTCATTTTTCTCTATATTTTTTTCACCCCTATCTTGCAACTCTTTTAAGAAATCCTCTTGCATAGATATCTTTTCTTTTATGGTATCTTTCTTAGTATTGAGTATCTTAATCTCATCTCTAATGTCTTTGATCTTATCTTTAACAAGGTTCCACATTGCAGAGAAAATTTTAATATCTAATAGATCTTCAATAACCTCTCTACGATGAGAAAGAGATAATTGCATGAAAGGAATAAAATTACTACTACCTAATATTACAATTTGTGTGAATGATTTATAATTTAATTTTAATATATGATCTTCTAATATTTTTTGGTTAATCCTATCATCTGCTTCTTTGTTTCGCATCTCACCATTGATTTCTATATCAAATATATTTGGTTTGATACCACGACGAACAAGATAACTTTTAGTTCCTATTTTAAATTCAACTTCTACTAGAGTTCCTTTCTCGTTAGAACTATTAACCATTTGAAGTTTTGTTATTCTTCTGTATGGTTTGTTAAACAGCACAAAACACAGGGCATCTAGCATGGTAGATTTTCCTGCACCATTTGCTCCTACAACAAGAGTGGTTCCAGTCTTGTCAAGTTGTATATTAGTCCATTGGTCTCCTGTACTCAGGAAATTTTTCCAACGAACTTTCTCAAATTTTATCATCTAGTGGTGGAGGTACAACGATATCGTTAGGTGTAATTACAGTGTACTTATAATTATACATCTCACAGGCAGAAATTGCAACACCCTCATCAATTTCTATAACCTGCATTTGGACTCCATGATCAGAAAACAACTGAGATGAGTATCTTTCTGCATCATCTTCCTTTTCAAAAATAAACAAAACCTTATCTCCAGACTTATCCTTTACAGCATAAGCACCTTCTTTTGATTGTTTTTCTGAGGTTAGTAAATACATTACTCGACTTCTGAAGCTTTAGTGTATAAGTTTTTGAACATGTCTTTTGCTCTAGATTTGTCCAGAGTATCTTCAGACTCATCAATATATGTATTTAATATTGACAAAGTATTTTCCTCACTCACATCAATATCATCATCACCATGTAACCATCCATTATTGTAATCAAAATTTTCGACAATTTTTAATTCTTCAACATTAGAGGATTGAATCTTATCGATAAACCTTTCAAATGATTTAACATCACTTTTTTTCTGAACAATTACTTTGACTATCTTTCCTTCTAGTTCTCTACTATCAAATGTTTGATAAGGTGTATCATCATAATAAACATTATAGAACATACGATAAGGATTATTAACTGGTTCTAGTTCATAAGTTTCAGTATCAAAGAAATGAAATCCTCTATCATCTTCTACATCATTCCAATACATTTCATATGGATTACCAAGATAAAATACCTGACCATCATTACTACGAGTATGATAATGTCCACTAAAGACTCTATCAAATTTTTGTAAGTGTTCTATATCTTGTCCTCTTGTTTGTTGAAATCCTTTGTATGGAGAGAAACCATTTAACTCTAGATGACCACAGGCAACTTTTGCTTTAGATGCTTTAATTTTTCTTAGCATTGCTTTTTCATTTTCCTTATTCATCCAAGCGAGGAAGGCAAATCTGGTGCCTCCAATTGTATACTCAGCAAAGTCTCTGATAGGAATAATATTATTATATTCTCGTAATAATAAGTCAATAGTATTAACTGTGTTATTATTTTTGTAGTACGCAGTGTGATTCCCAACAATAGAGTATACAGCAATTCCCATATCTCGCAACCTATCGAAGTAATTTTCTTTAGCCCACTTAAGAGACCAGAGATCAATGCTCCTCCTATTGTCGAAAGTGTCTCCCATATCGATAAGAGTTGTGATGCCTTCTCTAGCAATCGCAGGGAAAAAAATGTCTTCATAAAATTTTTGAAAATACTGGTGGAACTCTACACTACCTTTTCTAGCACCGAAATGCTGATCCGTTATAATTGCTATCTTCATAAAAAACTCTCCAATGTACCTTGTCTAGAATTTACTCTGTCTTGTATTAGACTACCATAACCCTCATGCAATTCGCAACCTATGTAATCTCTACCTAATTTCTTAGCAACCATAGCAGTGGTTCCAGATCCCATAAATGGATCAAGAACAATGTCACCTTTCTCACTTCCTGCAAGAATACATGGTTCAATTAAGTCAGGTGGGAATACAGCAAAGTGTGCTCCTTTATATGGTTTGTTAGTTATTGACCAAACAGACCGTTTATTTTTTGTAGGGTAAGACTTGGATAACCCACTATGAGGAACCAAGCCAGTGCCAGGATTGTGGTACTTACCTTTACTGCGATCCCTTGTTCCCCAGTCTTTTGCTGGCTCTTTAATTGCTTCATTGTCGTAAAAATACTTTTTGTTTTTGCTTAAAAGGAAAATGTATTCATGTGATTTTGTACATCTATCCTTCATACTTTCTGGCATTGGGTTTGGTTTATGCCAAATGATATCCTGTCTAAGATACCATCCATCTGCTCTTAATGCAAATGCAAGCATCCAAGGAATACCAATCAAATCCTTTTCTTTTAATCCTTCTAATTTATTTGCTCTTCTATTACAATTTTCTGGTAGATCTTGATTGGTTTTACTAACAGTTTGTTTAGGTAATCCTCCAGTACCAGGTCTATAGTTATAGTATGAGTCTCCTATGTTTAACCACAGTGTACCATCATCTGTTAGAATATTTCTTACCTCTCGAAATATATCTACTAGTTTTTGGATATACTCTTCTGGAGTTGATTCCAATCCTATTTGATCGCCCTCGCCACCATAGTCTCTTAGACCATAGTAAGGAGGAGATGTAACACACATCCTAGGTTTCTCATCAAATTCTTTAAGGGTGTCTAAACAATCCCCAAACAAAACTAAATCTCTCATCTATTAGAATTTCTATACTGGATGTTATCTTTAATTGTATTATAGTCTGAAGCACTTCCACTTGCACCTTCTTCTACAACCATGACCTGATCGAATCCTGTCTTCTCTATTATCTTAGTTTTTATCTCAAGTTGCTTCTTCTCCTTCTGTATGCGTCTCAGAAAGGCATAATAGATTATCTGTGTAAAGTATGCAAAAGGATTAGTAGACTTCTCAGGATTGAAATTATGGATGTATTGGACGCAATTCTCTATACCATCGCCGATCATGTCCTCTCGGAACATGTAATTTACAAAGTTCGGTTTATACGACAAATGAGTTGCAATTTTTAAAAAACAATCACCCAAATAATTACTGATTAATGGTGGTTCCAGACCCTTCTCTTTTGCAATGGCACACTTATTTCTGTAGACTACCATTGCCTCTAATAGCTCTTTATTATTGACATAGTGATCCGATCTTTTGCGTGGCATAGTTCTTATCTGTATAAGGGTATTATAGCACAGCTTGACAAAAGTTCAAATCCCCATTAGAATAACTTTGTCAAAGTTCAGAAGGATTGTAGCTAAGTATCTGTTGCTATTCCTACGGACTTATTTTCCTGAGAATCTAGAGCAAATATATCTTCTAATTTTTTCTTGGCATCTTTAACGGTTCCTTTGTATCCCATTTTTTCCGAGGGGCGAGTTTTTTTGCCTTTATTTTTAAATACAGGACCGTACTTCTGTTCTAATTTTTCTGATAGGTAATTGCAGTAATACTCTATCATGTCATGGTCTTCATCAATCTCTGTCATTGTAACAACTTTGTCATAATTGATAAAAAAGAAATCATCCTGAGGAATATGTAACCAAGGTTCTACTCTTACATACGAGCCTCTCGCTCCGTGGATAACTTGTATGACAACAGGATCTTGTAGTATCAGAGTTTCTGGTGCTTCGGGGTCTATGGTTACTATGGAAAATATCTCCTCACCAGTAACTAATTTAATTGTACTATAGAATTCGTCTTCCATTATTTACTCCTGAAGTTAATAGTTATCATATCATAGTTAAAATTTTCTTCTTTATAGATTTTAATTCTTTCGATGAGATGATTCAAAGTGTAGTTTCTACTTGATAGATAAGTGCAATCATCTGCTATATCATATAGAGTTGCACTAAATTTGTTATTAGATTTACGAAGCACTCTACCAATACTTTGTAAATTTCTTATTCTAGATTTAGATGGAGATGCAAAGATTACATTATGTAAGTTCTTAATGTTAATTCCAGTTGAGAAGGTGCCGTAAGAGGCAACGATGATAGCATCTTTTTCTTTCTCTGCAATTTCACGAACTTGTTCTCTGTCTTGAACATCCACCCCTCCGTGAATAAAGAAAACCTTTTGAAGGTTCTGCTTGTCACTATTTATCTTATCAAAAAGTATTTGTCCGTGGTTTTCCACCCTAGCAAAAAGGACTAAAGTATTTCCTTTTAAGTCTAGTGCTAGGTTTTTAATAAAATTATTTCTACGGTCATTACTAATCAAGTAGTCTATTTCATCTTGATAGTTAGAAAATTTTATCTCGTCATGTTTTAGTAAAAGAATCTTTGCTTGTAGTTTTGCCAGATAACCCTTATCCATTAGTTCATCGGTGCGAACTACTTTGTAAGAAGGACCGAACAAGCCTTCAAGAACCCATTTATGTGTTTGTGTACCACTCAGTGTACCAGTAAAACCAAATCTATATTTCGCTAAATGAAGTTTTGTCATGATTTGTGTCAAAGATTTTGCTTTGAATAGATGTGCCTCATCTCCTATTACAACTTCAAATCTTTCAAAGTACTTTCTTTCCAACTTATAGATAGATTGCCAGGTAGTAATAACAACTGGAGCACTTGGTTCTTTATCTCTTCCAGCATAAATTCTTTGACAATATGAATCAGCATCCCACCCATATTCCAAGAAGTCTTTATGCATCTGCTCTACCAGAGATGTCGTTGGAACAACTATCAGAATATTTTTCTTTCGTTCTGCAAAGTAACGAACTACTGAGTAAATCATCAAAGACTTGCCAGAGGCAGTGGGCGATATCACTAACCTTCTATTGTGTCTTAGAGCATCGTATACTCCCTCAACTTGGTATTTCCTTGGGCGATGATTTGAGATACGATTAATATATTCTTTAACACCTTCTTTTGATATTAGTTCATTCTCTTCATAAGGAGTACCAAAAAATTTACTGTCTATAAATTCATATTCATATCCATGTCTCTGACAAAACGAAACTAACTTATCTAACAATCCAACATATAACTCTCTAGTATGAGTTGAAAACAAACGAATCTTTCCATCCCAATATCGTTTCCGATACTGCTTCATGTATTGTGCTCCTTCTATGTCGAAAGAAAAATGATCCGACAGTTCTTGATACACATGTGGTTCAGACTGAATCTTTAGAAAGACTTCATTCTTTTTAGAAATAACAACCTTACTCATGACTATCCAGACCTAAAGTTGTGCCAATCAATAATATTTTTTAACTGATAACTTCTGTTCCCTACCTGTTTAATTATATCCTCAAGATAGGTAAGCATTACATCGTAGTATTTAATTTTTAAAGTTGACTGCTGCACCTTCTCATCAGCATCCATATATCTTTTTAACGCATCTTTCTCTCTAACTTTATAAGGAAAAGGTTCGGCCTGATACACTTCAGGGTCGGATTTTCCTGAGTAATAGTTCCATCTTTCCAAACGAATCTTATTATCTACTGTTATAGATCTCTCTCTAAGTAACTTTATATTATTGTACAGGTCAAAATACTTTGCATGAAGAGATGGTATCTTTGCTGCCTCGTCATGTAAATTGTCTTGATCAATCTGTGCGTCTTTAGACCACATACTTTGTATAGTTTCAAGATTCATAAATTAGGTGTCAACTTCAATCGTATAGAACAGATACTTAAATGTTGCAGTAGCTGTAAAGTATGTATAATCGTTTTCGGTGGCAGTAAATTCTAGTGATGACAATGAGATTGGGAATAAATCTCTAAATTTTACACGGGTGCTTACATTAAAATTACTATTCAAAATTGATAATGTACCATCACTAAACTGTTCCTTAACATCTTTTTGACCATCTGATTGTGTAATCAACTCTTGGAACTCAGATATACTTTCTGGATAACCTAAACCATAGATCCAGTTATGGATTTCCAAATAATTTTCTAAGTTTTCATCTACAATAAAATCTAAAGTTAAATCTTCAAATTCTATGTTGTCACCAGGTAAATCAATCTTTTTTAGATAGTTACCAAGTTGGGGTGTAGGTAAATTTATACCAGGTATCTTTGCACTATTGGAAAAGAAATCAACCTTAGGCGTTTTAACTATATTAAATTTAAAACCAACAGGAGACAAATAATTTTTATTTGTAACTTGTTTAGCAAAAAATGACTGAGATAAAGGATTAGTTGCTTGCGTCATTATTTTAGACAGGTCTCCATATAGTATATTTAGATAAAAAAAGAGACCCCCTAAGGAGTCTCTTGAGAAATATATAAGCGTCTCGCTTACATAAGGTTCTTAACAACTGTTCTCTGATAGTAACGGTTGCTGTTAGATGTGATTCTACCGAGACCTTGAGCAGTTCCTTCAGCAAATGGGTTTGAAACAAGACCGTATCTTGTCTTAAATCCAATTTTAGGTTGGAAGGTTCCGTCGTTCACGGCTCTGACCATTTGTAGAGGTACATATGGGCAGTAGAATAATCCAGCGTCATAAGGAGATGTTCCCTTATAACCAACAACATAGTACTGGTTCTGAGCACTGTTTGCTGAGAATGGATCGATATACACTCTGTACTTACCGTTGATAGTACCAGCAAATGTATTACCAGTATCGTCAACCTGTAGGTTAGCGTTAAGAGCAGGAGTGTAATCAAGTACACCAGCCATGGTTAGAGCAGATGCTACATCAGCACTTGTCATGATGATGTTGCCCTTTCCACGACGAGTCCTTTGTGCGATTCTGTTAGCATCTCTTTCGATGTTGAACAGAAGACCCTTGAACTTCTCAACTGACCATCTACCATTGGAGTCAACATCTAGATCAAAGAATCCAGCGTTGGCAACATTGACTTGTGATCCTGCTTCAGCAGTCTTATAGATTGTTCTTATAACTTCTCTGTTAATCTCTGCAAGAATTTCAGAAGAAAGTATGTTTGCTAACTCAGCCTCAGCGTTCAATCCGTGGATTGCACGAAGGTCTTGAGCAAGTTCCATGCTGTACTCTGCCTTTAGTGCTCTAGACTTAGCAGTAACAGTAACTTTCTCGATGGAGAATGCCATCTCGTTGAAGTCAC